TGATAATCTTTTATCATTTCTTGGCATTCCGAGTCAAGAAACCAAAGCGGATTTGCGAACAACGGAATCTGATAAAATAGATTCTGTCCAATTGAATATTTTGTTTTTTCGCTAACAATCCGCTCAACTTCTCTCCATATTTCTTCCGTGTTCCAAACAATAACCTTCCGAGTCGTCGGTGATTGTGCAGAATAAGGAAACCTTAATCCGTTATCTTCCCACCCGAATAAACTAAACCAAACATTTATTCGGGTTTTGATTTCTTTTTTTTTGCGCTCTCACTAATCCCTAAATGGTCTGACAGAAACTCCACACGAAATCCTTGATAGCCCATTCCGAGTTCATCGTATTTCTCGTCTGGGTTTTCGTGAAATTCCCAAAAGAAGTCGTCCGCCAGATCGCCCAACAAAACAATATCAGGTTCTCCATGAGGGTAAGCCGCCGCTAACCGATTCAGGTAGTATTGTTTTCGCCTACGAGATAGTAATTTCATATAACAATTCTGCACCAAGTGCTACACACTCAAAAGGCACTTCCACAAATGCACCTTCCTCGCCATCAAAAGTCGTATTGTAACCCGTATAAATGACCTGTGGACAACTAAAATTGATTGTAGAACCATCGCCTAAAGCGATTGCTTTTTCTGCCGCCGTGAAAAAATGTGCGATTTCTCCGTCAGTATTACCATCGTATTTTGCATTGATTGAACCGCTCGCCATCAATTCTCCTGCTCTGGAATAATATTCGGCATTTGCCGTAGATCCACTCCAAACGCAAGGATAACTCAAATTCAGATTAAACGATTTCGCAACAATATCTGACCCACCTAATGTCCGAGTCGTGCAACTATGGATAGTTTTTATCCAAGCCGTTTCTGTTCCACTCGGCACAACTGTATTCGCTCCAATTGTGGGATTGTAACCGCTAATAAATGTTCCGCTAACTTTCAATCTCCCACCATCACTTCCTGCATCCATCGAGAAATTTAATTCTGTCAAAGCCGCCGAGTGCATCACTCTATCATCGCTTGTGTTTGGGTTGGAAATAATAAGCGTTGCCAATTCACCTGTCGTTGCGCCATCCTGATATATCGATTGTGAGAAAGTCCCTGCTACACTATATGCCGAAGTCGAATCTTCGCTAATCAACTGCAAGAGTTTTAGCAACCCTTCCTTATGAGAGACGACCCACTCAAACGCAAGAGTATAAGTCGCTCCATTTTGACTCGCATAATGGTCTGTCGGTTTTTTTATTTGTTGTCCTGTCCGTAAATTTCTGTCCTGCACAATCCCCGAAAAATCAATATCGGAAACCGAAGCCATATCTAATTTCACAAACTCACCATTGACCGCACCTGCCGTTCCCATCGCCACGGGTGTAGTCGCACCTGTCTGCAAGCCAAGATATAATTCAAACTGCGAGCCAGAATATACGCTCCCACTAATTGCCATTGTTCGCTCCTATCTTTTTTATGTATTTTTTATCCACCAATTCTTTTGGCGGAGTTTTTATTGAAACAGTTTTTCCTGCCTCAAGTTTTGTAAATTTGTCTTTACCAAGACCTGCCCAATTTCCCGAAGAATCCAATTCAGAAAACCTTTTTGTTCTTTTATACCTCATAATACCTCGTGAATTATTACCTGAAAAATTAAATCAATCTGGTTGTAGCCTTCAATTGTCTCTGAAACAAACTCAATGCTTTCAACTCTACCTTCGTGCCATTGGTAACTACCATTCAATGAATAGTTTTTATTATCGAAAAGCAATCGCTTTAGGCGAGCGGCAAAATCACTCATCGTGTCAATGTGAGTGTGCTTTTGATAATCTCCTCCTAATCGCCGTAAATAATTGATTTTTATCGTATATTCACGAGTTTGTCCATTAGCAGTGTAGTCGATCAAGTTATCACTCACCGGGACGATATTAACGAATTGTGGCTCGTGTGCTTCTAACTCATAATTGTAATGAATCGGCATAGTAGCCCATTCACCTTGAATCAAAGCCACCAGCCCGTTAATTACTCGACTGAATACATTTTCGTAAGTTATCATTTTCTGCTCAAATTTATAGAAACTATTTGTGGGTTATCTGGAGCATCGCCGCTCACCTCCAATTCCCATTCATCATCTGCCACATATGTTCCACTTGAAAATCGAATATAAACACCACACCCACAATAATCAAATCCGCCCGTGATTGTTTCGTCATTTACAACAAGTTCTGATTTCAGTCCGCTTGAATTCCTGACATAGGTGGAATAAGTCGCTGTCCCAACTGCTCCGCCTGTCCCAATAATAATTTTGATGACATCCCAATCACAAGTCGCTGTTCCCCGTGTATCCACGATAGAACCTGTTGTTGAACTATCAATGGAAACATCTCGTGCAATGCCTTCTCGCTTCTGTGCCGAATTTTCATTCCACAGAGTGTACACGCCTGCCTTGAGTTCATCAAGCAATCCTGCCGCTTCACCCCGAACATCCCAGCCGGGATTGACAATTCTTCTTTCTAATTCTTTCGATTTCTGAAAATCAAAACTTCGTATCAATTCAGCACAAGTGAGGACTGCGTTCGAGTGGATCACAATCCAATCGTATTCACGACCACTTGCCGATTCAGTTCCAACTCCCTTCCGACTGTAGATTGGTCTGCCAATATAAGACCGAATCCGCTCGGCTTGTTCTTCTGCAACTCTTTGTTTGAGAGTTTCCCAGTCTTCGCCACCTTCATACACTGAATTTGTTGCATCATTTGAATCGTGGACAATCAAATAATCGCCATCGCTGTCATAATACCATTCATAATCAGCATCAACTGCAATTTCTGATGCTTGTGGCGATCCTAAATCTTGCCCATCTCGAAATAACACGCCCACATATCCGCTATTGTGGATTTTATATTCATCACCATTCTCGCTTACCCAGCCATATAGTATCCGCTTTCTGTCGAATGAATCGATGTTCGGTTCGACCGCCTGTAGGTCTGTCGTTATGTTACAATATTTCGTTTCGTAATTACTCATTTCTTCGCCCATTCTTTTAGAAGTTTATTAAAAGAGCCTTTCACTGATTTGCTTTTTCTTTCTTTCCTTCTAACCATATTGTCTCGCCCCAAATTTTTTGTGATCATCAACCCATAATGGATGGTTTTTTAAATCAGCGTAATTGATTTCTCTGTGATTTACCAAATTTTTTTGATAATTCCACGCAAGTTTTTTTACCTCTGACGAAATCCCCACCGTTAAACCAAATTTCTTAAGTTCTCGTTCATTGTCATTCCAACCAATTCGTTTCTCACTCGCCCTGATGTCTTTTTCGTCTCGAGAAACAAACACAACCACGCAATCCAGTTTGTGCAATAAATGACACATTCCCGGTGCTTGGACTACGCCTTTCTTTCGTGTCAATTCAAGAAACTTCTTCTCATTATGCGCGCCGAATTCTTCTTCAAGCCTTAACGGCAGCCCCAGATCGTAAGCCAACATCGCCGAGCAAATTGTCGTTCCAGACCGTTGTGGTGCAGCAACGACAACCGTATCGCAGGAAACTAAGCTTTTGACAAGGTTTTCGTATCGAACCATTTTGTAAAAACCTGATCATCGTCATCTAAATGTCGATGTTCAGCCCAATTATCTGTATCCACAAACAACTCAAATCCCTTATCAAAGGCTTCTTTAAAAAAAATAAAATCCGTAAATTGCTGATTCACTTCTGGGGTTCTAATTTTGAATTTTATCTCTTCTAAAACCTCCCTCGTGATTAGGACTGAACCAACACCTGCAGAGAGTGCTCTAACAAGACCCCTTTGTGGCAAGGCATCGTCTATATCCCACAATCTGGACTTCGTTCCGAAGATGCCCCACACTGAAGGGATTAACCGTTGTCTTACAATTGCCGCCTTGCCCTGAAGCCCCATCTCGCCCCACTGTGAATTTTCTGGGACATTAATAGTAACATATTCCTGTGTTTTAATGAAATACAGGCTCGAAACCATATCTTTTTCGTGTTTAACAAAATTTGTAATCGTGTCGATTGACGGGATATTGTCGCTCTCCAGATTGAACAAGTGAGTGAAATCATGCTGTAAGAAATAATCTCGCATTTGGTTTTGTTTGTTGCAGAGAATGTCAATTCCTCGCTCATCAGCCTTATTGTAATAACGAATCACTTTGTGCTTGAAACCTTTTGGATGGCGATTGCCATTCCAGAAAATAACTGGAGTTACTTCGATTCCTGCATCTCTGGAATGGCACACCATTTCCTTCAAGTTTGCCAAAAACTCGTCCTTACAATAAGAATGACCGGGATAGGTTACTATCCCGGTCATTACCTTTATGTCAGGCTTATGATGTTTTCGTGTGTATTTCAACACCCCAACCATCAATGATTTCGGTCGTCCCCCAAAAACCTTTCCCTATGTAATCGGTTCGGAGATAATCGCCTTGTCGGAATTTCTCAACCCCAAGCAACTCGCCTGCATAACCAAAGCCAACCGCACCGGAAACAAACACGCCGCCCTTTATTGCGTTGGATGTTTCTGTGAACTCTGGAGAATCATAAATATTGATTCCAGCGATTTTCGTTACGAAACCAGTTTTGACACCTTCGTCTTGCGCGACACCGCCTGCATAATCTGCATTTGTAACCACATCGTTCAAGACACCATAAGTTCCCCATATTTGCGAACCGTACAAGACCGCATTTGGGAATCCAATTGCTGAATTGTTTTTTAGTGTTTTGAGTGCATCGAACAAGTTGTCGAGAGTCAATGCTGCTGTTGATGTTCCAACGCTGTTAGAAAAATTGTCATAATTTGCATTTACCAAAGCATCCACTTTGGCGGCTAACGCATTTCCAACCAATTCTCCAATATTGCCTTCAACATCACCAGCATTACTCAAGAGTGCTTCATCATATATCGGAACACGCACCGAATAAGAATCTAATGTTATTGTTTTCTTTTCACTGTCGAGTGCCGTTGCACCTATTTGATTTCCTTCTGTCGTTGCTGTTACATCTGCAGAACCCAGAACATTCGTGCCAGCATTCCAAGCCGTAAATGTAATTTGATCCGCCTTCGGCTCGCCACGAAGCGAAACCAAAGGCAAAGTTACATTGGCTTTATTAAAATTAACAATTGCATCCGCTGCTATGACCTCTAAAAGTCCACCAGCGAAGTAACTGCTATCACCTGCTACTGCCATTATTTTTTACCCCCAAAAATTTTATTCCATTTTTCGTCAGGAATGTGAGAATAAGAATAAAACCCATCTCGGCATTTTGGAGAAGTCTCCTTGCCTGTCAAGATAGCAAAGCCATCTTCATCAGACAATTTTTCTTTCTCGTCATACAAATAGACCATTTCACCTTCTTTAGTTTCAGCAGCGGACACCCTCCCCTCTGGGTCTGGATTCCACCCATTCACATTCGTTGGCTGTCGGTCTATCCGATTAAGATCTGAATGCTTTACGGATTTCTTGATATTCTTTTTCACTAATTTTTCCTGCGATTCTTGCCTGTGCGGCTTCCATTGGTGAAGCATATCCACTTGCACCGCCCGGCTTACCTGTCGTGGGTTTTATTTTCGTTTTTGCCATCTGTCTCTCGACAATTTTTTCCAGTTTGGAAATAGGCAACTCGCCAAATAATTCCCTATCATCATCAGACAACTTTTCTAAAAGTGAATCACGCCGTTGCGCTTTGTAGTTATCCCACTCATCCGCCTTGACCTGTAGAGAATCAACCTTTTTCTTTCTTTCTTCAGCAAGTTCTTGCCATTGGTTTTGCTCTTCAAGTGCTTTTTGTCGTGCTTCTTCTTGTCCGGTTTTAAGCCGTTCAAGTTCTGACTCTGCTGTCTGCGCCCGTTTACGATACTTCTTGCTTTCCGCAATAAATTCAGCCATTTCGGGATTGGCTAATCCGTCTTTTGTTTCTTCGACTACTGTCTTTTGTTCTTCGGTCATTTCTTACCTTTCTTTATTTTCCCAAATCTAATATTGCTAATTTTTTTCCTGCACTAATTATTTTTTTTACCATACTGTCTTTGTCGCTCACCTTAATTCCTGCAACAGCAAGCCCATCAATGACAGTACTTTTTACACCCAGTGTATTCGCAAGAAACAAAGCATCATTCCCGTAGGCTTCATAGTGGTCTTTTACTATGATTAACAAGATCGCATCCTCTGGGATTCCCTTTGTAATGGTTTTAATTTGTTTTTCTCTTAAACCTACGCTCCTTATTATTCTGCTTGGAATTTTCGTCTTTTTCCTCACCAGCGGCTGCTCTAAATTCTCCCCCTTATATCCACTCGCAACAAATGTGCATCGGCAATTAGCACCACAAACGCTGAACCCCGAACCCGGCAGTCCTGCTGCTTGCCAATACTTCAAAGTACCTTCTTCTCCGTGCCTACCCACGCAATCAAAACAACTTCTGTCATCACCAATAGTTACCCATCGCAAAATTTCAACACCTTTGTCTTGATATTTTTTCAATGTTGAGAATAACCCTGCTTGTTCAATTCCGTTAGATGTGTGCATTTTTAATTTTTTCTTAAACCCACCAAAGATTTGACCGCCTGTTTGAAGGTCGGTTAATAGGGTCTTTTTTATTGCATCCTTGGACATTCCAGATGCTTGCATTTGTCGAATGATTCCTTTAATGTTCAAAGTGGTTTGAGCCGCTGCATTCGCAATGTTGTTCGCTAATGTGATTTCCATCGCATCAGGCACGCTGTATCTCCAGTTTTATTTTTTCTTCAATCATTGTGTAAATCTCTGATTTTGCTTTTTCACTAATACCGAACCATTCACGCTGTGGAATTTGTGGGTTTAGTCCGTAATTGTGGATTGCTCCAACCATTTTACGCTTTGGCGAGACACCAATAATTACTTCTTGATTCTGTGGTGTCGCCTTTTTCTTCTTTGGTAGCCATTGCATAGTGCCAGTATCATATAGTGGCTTATCGAACCCTTTTCTCGCAATTGTAGATGGAGCATTCCGCTTCCACTTTTTACCAAAATTGCCTCCCATCTCAATTCCATTCACGATGTCTTTCGTGATAATCTCGGCGGCTCGGTTTAATTCCTTCGAGAAATCCAACTGAATCTTGCCTAAATTAAAATTCATTTCAACTTCAACTGCTTTTGGCAACGACTTTCTCCGCAAATTTTTCGCCTGCTTTTTGTGCTTTGGCTATTTCTTTAATGTGAAGCCTCGCATATTCCACACCCAGTGCAGATAGATAGCCCTCTGGGTCTTGCAATAATTTATCCAAATCAATTGCTGCAAGTATTCTGTCAGCATTTTCTTTTGCTATCTCTTTGAGATCGTCAATGTCATCAAGATAATTATAGACTAATTTTGCCAATATTACCGCCCAAAAGACTTGGAGTTTCTTCTTCTTTTTCTTCTTTCACTTCACCTAATAACTTATCTATCTCATCTTCATCCATATCTGGATTGTTTTTTTTGAACCAATCTTTCTTCGTCGCCAATCCGTGCTTCCACTTCCATTCCCATAGTTTCTGTTCTTCATCTTTCGTTAAAAAAGGTTGTGGCTCGGCAAAATCAACTGAATGTTCATCTGTGATTTTAACGCCGCTGTGATATTCTATGATAGACCGATCAACTTGGAAACGCTCTTTTTCGAAATTACGCCAAATGTCTTGGACAGACGCTTGACGCTGTTCTGTATTTTCTATGTTAGAGATTGCCAGAGCCACCCCCGACTTTGTCGCCTCACCTGTCCCACTCCAACTAATATTCAGATGATTGTTCTTTGCTGTCAACTCAACCATTCCTTTGATGCCGTCTAATGCTTCAGTAATTGAGCCGCCGGGAAGTATCGAACCCATTGTAACACCTTCAGGAAGATATATCAGTTTGTTCGCTCCAGTGGAGAGGGAAACATCGTGTGGGTTGTGAACGCCAGTAACATACTTAATACCTCCTAACGCCCCAAAATGGATATGAAGCAATAAATTCGTAAGCGCAATCATTACCGACCTGTTGGTTTCTGCTATATCTGTTGCACCTTCACACCACCAATTCGGTGCTATCGGTGGGAACTTATGTAGAAAAGTAACGGGAAGTACGCCATAAGGATTTATCATTTCGGGATTGTTAGGGTCTGGAAGAACCTCACCGTGGCTATCTACCCTAAAGTTCCATTCATCTGTCCATACAATCCAATTAGGCTCATCCCCACCAAAATTCAATTCTGGGTATATCACTCCATAAGGTTTCGTTTCACCAGAACGAAACATCGGTCGAAAGTCATATATCGCTGAATGCTCCAACTTGTCTTCCTGCCAAATAGAAAGAAAACCAATCGTTCCGAGCAGGAGCAAAAACTTCTCTGCACTGCGGCATTCTTGATCTAAATTCCACAGCATATCTAAATACTTTTCGTCGGCTTTTCGCAATGGAGGTTCTTTGTATGTCAACGCCCTTGCGTCAATCATTCTTTTCGTAATGTTCGATTTGAAGATCGGGACTTCTCGCAAGGTCGTTGTGTCAAAATACTGTGCAACCAAATCTTCTGTTCCGCTCCCAAAGTACCATTGCAATAATTCTTCACGCTCATTTTCACGAGCCGATTGAATCGTTTTTAACAACCCCCTTACAGAGTCTTTAATAATTTTTAACGCCATATTCATAATGAAATCTCACCAAAGTTTTGTTGTACAATCGGAAATAAATAATTTACGGGATAACCAAGTGCATCACCTGCATGGGTCATCGCTATGTCTCTCTTGTCAATATCGCCTGACCGCCAAACATTCCGCTCTAAATCGGCAGTCAAATTCGGACAATTTTCAACTGTTAGCAACCCCCTCATCAATAACCGATTCACTGAGTTGACTCTTTGCCTGACTGGCGGATTACTTCTGTGTGAAAAAACTTGAAACCCAGATTGTCTGAGTATGTCGTGGTCGCTCTGCGTGGAACTCGACCTGCGAGCCGAACCACTCGCATCAGGATAAACCGCAATTCTTGGATATTTCTCTTGTAGTGCATCAGCAAGTTCAAATGTGTTTGAATTACTCAATCGGATTTCATCAAAAATGTGTAAGAATGTCGGTGCTTTTCGCATTAGAATTGCCGTCATATAATCCACATTGAAATCAATCCCTGCGATGACTGGCAGGTTTTCTAAATCCTTTCGATGCACGCAATGCTTTTCCCTGTCAAACGGCTTGTAAACCCTTCCTTTTGATAAATTGACAAACTTTCCGTGAATATAAGCATCGACCATTTCTTCTGAATATGAATCTGTGAGGCTTTTTTTAAATTGGTCCGGGAGGTGTTGGTTATCCATTGTTGAACCATAAACCAAACCCACATCCCTCTTGTTGCCATCATTCATTGCGATTTCGTGTCCCCAGTTTAATTCTTCTGGAGTGCCTACCATCCCAAGTTCTCTGTGTTTCGCTTTTGGATGTCTTATTCGGGACATCACAATATCGAAGACCATTCTATCTTGAATAAATGGCTCATCAATCAAGCCTGCCGCCAAATTCTGCCCTCGCAATGAATCTGGGTCATCTCCTGAACCAATCCAGATGATACCATTCCAATTCGAGATCCGAATGTCATTGTCGGTTTTATTGTGCTTAAATTCTATGTTCGCCCTCGTCAAAATACCCCGAAGTGTTGGAATAATAGTTCTCTTGGCGAACTTGTAGCTCGGCGATACATACAGCACTGGGATTCCGCTGTTCACATATGAAAGCCATATTGCTCGGAGTGCTGAAATATAAGTCTTTCCGCAGCCAAAACCACCTACAAGCAACTTTATGTAGTTTGGGAGTTCCCACCATTCCTTTTGATGCTTGAGGAAGTTGCCGCTTTTTATTTTGAAGATCACTCAATTATTATTCCATCTTTTATTTCTTGCGTTTGTACTCGTTCTAATGCCTTCCCCTCCGTCCTGTCTGCAATAAACTGTACCGCCCACGGTTTCCCTTCCAATGCGAACTGAAATACTTTATACATGATTACGTCCAGTTTACTCTTGCCGTCAATCGTGCCTTCTTCATCCCCTATCTTTCGGAGTATATCCGGGATAGACTGGATGCCTTTAGGTCTGCCCTTTCCTTTGGAAGCAGAATTGCCAGAAACAAATTGCCCCTTTTTGTTCCGATTGCTTCCGTTTTCAATCGGGTCAGGCATTACTTAAATGGAGCGATGTGGTCGGTATCGCACCGCCACCTACATCTTGGAAAGATGTCGTGCTTCTCTTTACACCAACATCGCATTTCTTTTTACCTTTATACATTCCAGCACCCATTTCATCTATTTTACTGAATGGGATCTCGGGAACTGTTAAATTCTTTCTTTCTTCGGGATGTAGGAAATAAATATAGCGGAGTTGGAAACCTTTTAGAAATTCACCGCCAATATATTTAATATATTTGTTCGATGTCCAACCATCATAAATCCCCACTTTGCCGTGTTTTTTCTTTAATCCGCCTTTTGCTCCACCACCAAACGATGGTTCTAATACTATTTTGCAAATAACATCACCATTCGGCATTTTAACGATACTTTTATTTTCGTTTATTTGCGTTAATATAAATCCGCTCGCCCTGTATATTGTGCCATCCCCACTTTGTGTTGCATCTGCATAAGATAGTATCCATTTTATATGAGGTGCATTTTTCTTTATTAATTTGAATGATATAGATAAAACCCTACTTGCTGAATTTTTAGGCATCATTTTATCAAAAGCCATTCGATTTAATTCAATAAATTCATTCCACTTTGTCCCTTTTACAAATCCGATACATTTTCTCTTATCAATTGAAATACCATATTGCAATACTCCGTGTAATACACCATTTAAAAAACACCCGAAGTGTAAATTGCTTCGTGGGTCAACCTTACCCGAATAATGGTTTAGTTTAACAAATCTGTCCGCCACATTTTTCGGAATCACTTTTAATCTTATATCTTTTACTCTACTCATAAGATTGGCATATCCACCACAAGGCATTGCCATTTGAGTTTTCGTTCCCTGTATTGCCGAAATCGTTTTGTTTGGCAAGTTTCAATTTATCTTTTACAATCTCCGCCTGTTCGTCTGATAATGTGAACGTCATCTGCTGGAAAGGCTCTTTGTCACCATCGGGTAAAGAAAAATCTGTATCATAATCTTGGTCAAAAGGAAAAAGGTTTTCATCTGTAAATCCCCACTCCGTCAGTTCTCCAACATCAAAGTAATTGGCTAAAGCATCATAATCCCATTCGCCTGTGTTTTTGTTCAGCCTGACATTCAATTCTCTTTCTTTGTCTGGCGACAATTCAACCTCAACACACGGGACGCTTTGATAGCCAAGTTCTTTAGCGATTCTTAACCGCTGATGTCCACCCACAAGAATATTTTTTCTTTCCTTGTGAGTGTTGATTATTAGCGGATCAACCAGACCAAATCTTTGCATCGAATCTTTTAGGTCTTTATGCTGGCTTTCTGTCATTTGGCGTGGATTGTATTCTGCGAATATAATCGAATCCACCTTGTATTCTTTCGTTTTCATTCTTTCCCGGCTATTTGATATTTTAAGACACTATCCTACTCTCAAAAGATACAAAGTGTTTCTAATTCTGTCAATATCGCAAAAGCGACACAATTATCGGTTATTACAATCCTTTGGGTTTTTATACACGATTGATTTTATTCTATCTATAGAAAGTTTATATTTCGCCGCAACAATTTCAAGCCTTTCATATTGTGATAATCGGGAGCGATACGAGAGTCCGTGCCAAAAGCCACGAATTTCAATATTTCGGAGTGCTGTTATGTTGATAATGTGGTCTGGAATGTCATTCGTGAATTTCATTGTTTCCCCCAGTGCTTCATTAGAATGAAGAAATTTTGTTTCCATAGATTGATTTTGTGTTTTTCTTCAAATGTTTTTTGTCCGAGTGTGTGGATTTCTGTATGATGTTTTCTGCATAACGGAATTGCTGTTAAGTGTTCAATCAAATCTTTTTTTCTATCTCTACCCATTCCAATTGCTTTTAAGTGATGCGGTTCTGCTTCAGATCGGCAAATAAGACATGGGATTCGGCGGATTTTCTCAAGATAATTCATGCTTCGAAAATTTCCATTTTATCTGTTTTGCGTTTTTCGTGATCAAGATAATTCCCGATAATTGTATATCGAGAGATTTCTTTTTCAGAGAAGAAGAAAGAAAGTTCATCGCCTTTTTGGCAAAGTATTATCCAGTTTTTTTTTCGATACATCTTCCATATTATTTTAAGAGTCGCAAAGAGTCCCCTTCCACCCATTCTTCACTTCCAACTTACACCGAAAACTTCAGCGTTGCAACACGCATCAGTTTCTTCATCAATATCAACAAGTTTTAATTTTTCACTATTCATTTTATTTCTCCTTTTAATGCTTCGATTAGTATTCCACAACTTAAATCACAACTTATGGCTGGTTCTGTTTTAAAATTCCCTGCATCTTCAGGCAACTCATCCAAATAAATCCTCTCGCTGGTTTCTTTATTTCTAAATATAGAATGATTTATATTCCTTTCAATTTTAGACATTTCAGCAAAATGTTCAGGAAAATCCATCCTTATCTTATTCCAATATCCCATTCCGCCCTTAACACACCCAAT